CACACACACAACACAATACACAACATGAGTTCGGGGAAGAAATCTTCAACGGATTCGACGGAATCAACAGAGCGGAAAAGGGAGTATTGCCGACAGGGAATGCGTTGCCAAAGTATGCTCTCAACAGGTAAATGCGTGAATGATCATCGAGCCAGTGAGTACAAAAAGTTATTGGAGAGGTACCAGGGAAATGCTACAACGTCGTCTTCTCAGACGACGTTAAGCTCGACGAATACCGCGGCCCTTCCCGTTTGGGATTGGAACACGAGTTCGCCGCCAAGCTCCGAATCGATGAAACTTACGCCTTTAGTGCCACCTTTGGTGACACCACCTTTGAGCCCGAAGAATACTATTTCATCGGCCTCAACCGGAATGATAAGTCATTCCTCTGTCATATTGCCCCAATCGATAGGTACCCTTGCTACCCCCACACCGACCACTACGACTTTGATGAGCTCATGTCAAAGCTCCTCGTCCATGGCGGTGTCAAGCGCAAGCGCGAGTACGAGCGCGACTGCCTCACAACTCAGTACTCTTTCGACCGTTGCAACCGCGTCGTTGCTTACACCGGTTCCTGTAACAATTGCACAGCAATCACTCGCTGTGCCATCAACGACGAAAACAAGTGTTGCCACGACCGTGGCACTTCCTGTGAAAAAGAAAAACGTGTCCAAGAGCTCTACCGCTTTGTCACGCAACACGATGAAAGCTTATACAGCGACGTTGCGACAGGTTGCAGCATTGCGTCATACGCAGCAGCTCAATGCCCAAGCGGTTTCAGTGTCTGCTGCGACCCCTCCATCCTCTTTGCCGACTGGACCAGTGTTGTCAACTTCGAGCTCGAAATTAAGCTTAAAAATTCCGAGACGTACACCATGTTCAAAGAAATTGGGTTCCCCATCCGCTACTACTCCTGCCGTCGATGCACAAGTCGAGGCGACAAGTTGTGGGGTTCAGGAACAGTTAACGTGGTGTGCTACGAAGGAGCAGCTGTCGACTTTGGCCATAGATTACCCGAACGTAAAGTTCGTCAATGGCCACGGTATGCATCAACATGGTGTTCTCGCAATGGATCGACGAAAAGGACACGCTTTTATGTTAGAGCGATTAGCTGGAAAACAGGACGTCAACATTGTGTGGGATATGTACGGGGACCCAGTTCGCAATCAGGCGCTCCGACGTACCGCTCTCGATGTGTGGTGTCCACGCCACGAGCGCAACAATCTCGATGTCTTGAAAAATCGGGATTATACCCAGCGTGGCGTGACGGGTTGGTGTAATTGTCCCATTGATGTGGAGCAACCGTGTAATCATACGGCAGTCCCTGATGCCATCATGATGGTGCATACACAATATTATGTGACGCCGGATGAGATGGTTGAAATGGTCTATGGCACAGCCCAGCAATTGGTTGTGTCGATGGTGCACCCGTTTCATGGGCCATATGGTTCGTTTGCCAATGAAGCTGATTGGACCAATAATGATGGTGTTATTAAGATGTCGGTGCGGGGTAATACCCAGCCGTACTCCCATAGTGATCTCGATTGGATGCGTCGGGGCTACTATGCTAATGGCACCGGTGCAATTGCATGGCGTCATTTGCGTAGTTCGCAGTATTCGGATTTCTACGAGTTTATGCCGACCACGCGTGCTAGTGATGATTCGACTGCTGTCTCGTTGAGCGAAGCTGTTATGGACATGGATTTGAATCGTCCGGTAGCACGGCCGGTTTTGACATCAGCTCCGGACATTCCTAATCTCATCCAACATCGTTTGGTTGAATTTGCTGATGAGAAGGCCGTGGTTAGCATTGACAGTCGTGGGGCGTATTTGCACATTAATCGGCCTTTGGGTTTACGGCGATTATATCTCCCTAAAACCGTAATTCATGAGCTAGCATCTTTTGTGTCTGGAAAGCGACGCACACCAGAGGAATTTGCCACGCTGCGTGTGCGTGCTACCGCGGCGATGCGGTTGATGTGTCCCAAATACCATGATATAGGATTGGCAGCCTATTATGCTACTTGCATTGCGTTTGTTCGCGATATTGAGGCTGAAACCCTCATGGTGTCGAGTTCGGTGGTTCCATCATTAACCGACTGGGGTGACTTCCATACACGCTCTTTGGCGTTGAAGGAGGTTCCAGTTGAGCGCGAGGTAACTTTGATGAGTGTCATTGGTAGCCTTTGGCTCGTCACAGTATTACGATTGATCTGCAAACCAGCAGCTCTCTTTCGAAATCCTGTGATTGGTGGTAGACGATGGGCGCGTCTTGATCGCCAGCTGGTGGTCAATTTGTTGAGTGTGGTGGCGGTGTATTATGCAATTGGATGGGTGGCTAGTGCCCCTACAGGCCATGCATATGTAATTCGGCCATTGCAGCCTCTTTATGCTACGGCTGAGGCCGTGTGCGCCACGGGATTTTGCAATCGTACTGCAAATGTGTTTGGCGCAATTGGAGGGTTTTTTGGGACTTGGGCAGCCTGGCTATGGCACACGGCAACGAACGTGTCAGTGTCATTTGACAGTGGCCCTTATATCCAAGAGCGGCGTAGTGTGACACTCCCGCAGGGGATTTATAATGTTACACGGGTTGAATATCCCAGCACGATCCCTGAGGCAGATTATACTAAGATCGATGCGACGGCCTCGATCTCTGTCAAAAGTGGGGATGTCCGTCATGAGATAGCTCGTGATGGCTTCACACAGTTTGGTGTTGGCGTTGCAAGTCGTATACCTGTAGTTACGCAACCATCACTGTCATCAGAGTATTTGGCAGTTCGTAATCGCGCGCTATGTGTTCAGCCAAATGTCAATGTAACTGAAGTGAAGAGCTGGATTGTTCGTTATTTTGGTGATCTTTTCCCTCGGTTGAAATATCGAGAGCAGCGCTATGCTAAGTGGAATAGTCGGTTTCCTTTGAAACAACAGCTCAAGCATAATGTCGCCCGACGACAAATTGAAGATGGTGAGAGCACCAATGTTTTTGTGCGTAAGACGTTTATTAAACGTGAGTTGTTGCTGAAAAGCACTCCTATGGGTTTGGAATCGTACGTGCCGCGTGTTATCCAGGGAGCGACTGACCACTTTAACGTAGTCGTGGGGCCGGCAATTTTGGGTGTGGCACAAGCGATTAAGCGATCGTGGAATGCTAGTCATTTCATTCACTATGCCAGTGGCGGTGATGCTAGCACGATTGGGAGATGGTTTGATCGGGCGGTTGCGATTCCACAGGCCGAGATTATTGAAAACGATTTTTCCCGGTTTGATGTCACACTCACGGCGAGTCTACAGCAGGCTGTTGAACACACTGTGTACCGAATTATGGGGGTTAGTAGGAAAGTCATGCGTTATTTATCGTTGGCTTTGAAAACGCGTGGTTATACGCCCCATGGAGTCGGTTATCGTATTTTTGGAACCCGCAAATCGGGTGATCCGAATACTAGCGTAGGCAATTCGCTGATTAATGGGTTGCTCCACGCCTTTTTATATTGCAAGCATTATGGGCTGACCCCTGTTGATTTGAAGCAGCGGTTTGCTGTCGCTGTGTTGGGTGATGATTGCTTGGCGGCAGCTGTTAAGGCTCATGATGTTCCCTGGGTACGTGAGTTCTCGGGGTTTGGTCTTGTGTCAAAAGTTGTTAGGCGGTCTGGTCCGCTTGACGCTGAATTTTGTAGTTCATTGTTTTGGCCCACAACGGTTGGTACGATTTTGGGTCCAAAACCTGGGCGGTTTTTGGCCAAGTCGGGATATTCTATCTCTGAGGTCATAAGGCCGCAGGCTGCTAGTCGGCCGCGCGACGACATGATACGTGGAATCATATTGGGTTTACGAATGACCACGTCGCATGTCCCATTGGTGGGACCCTTTGTTCGACATCTTGAACATCTCCTACCAGCTCGTGGTGTTGCACCGGTGTTTTCCGGGCAGCATTATCGGGGTCATATAGTTGATACGAGTCGGTTTATGCCGTGTTTGGAAGCTATGGCGATGTTTGAACATCGCTATGGGTTGTCATACTCGCAAATTGAGGAATTGACGGATTTCCTTTGTTCTGTGAAAAAATTGC